TTCCCTGGGAACCTGCAACTCCTTGTATTCCTGTAATTCCTTGAGTTCCTATCGTACCTTGAGTTCCCTGTATGCTTGCTCCTTGAACACCTTGTATACCTGCTGTACCACTTAGGTCATTAACGTATATGTACTGGCTTCCGTCCCATAGGTATAGTTTTGAGTTGTCTGCATCCTCTACATTACCTGTATCGATTAATGCAAACTCTCCTGGGAATATGTCTGATGGATTCGTATCTGCTTGTAGAGCTGCTACACTACTATATATCTTAGCTACTGTAAAGCCTAGTCCTGTATCTCCTTTCAGTCCTACTGTACCTTGAATACCTTGAATACCTAGAGATCCCTGTACTCCTTGCACTCCTTGTACTCCTTGAGATCCATCGGTTCCTTGAATTCCTTGAATTCCTTGAGATCCGTTAGTTCCTTGAGATCCTATTGTACCTTGATTACCTTGAATACCTTGAATTCCTTGAGATCCGTTAGTTCCTTGAATACCTTGAGTTCCTTGGTTACCTACTGTACCTTGGTTACCTTGTACTCCTTGATTACCTTGTAAGCCCTGTGCACCTGTAGATCCTTGTGTACCTTGGGTACCTACTCCTCCTATGCTTCCTGCTACTCCTTGAGTACCAGTTGCTCCTTGTGTACCATTTAATCCCTGTTCTCCTGTAAATCCTTGAATACCCTGTTCTCCAGTAACTCCTGTTGATCCCTGTGTTCCTGTTGCTCCTTGTGTACCTGTTCCTGTAAGTCCTTGCAGTCCTTGAATACCTTGTAGGTTTAAATCTGTTCTATACCTTACATTCCCTGAGTTGTCAGCTACTAGTATTTTAGTCTCAACTGTACCTACTGGAAGTGATGTTAGCTTTAATGTTGATCCAGAAACGGCCCCTATTATTCTAGTATTTCCTAGAATCTTTACTGCACTATTTCTGTAGATACTACCATCAAGATCCTCTGTCCAATATGATGATCCTTGGGGAATATCTATTGTTATAGGGTTTACACTTGGAGCGTATTGGCTACCTGTATAGTATAGAGATAATGTATTTCCGTCTATAGATGCGGAATAGAAAAGAGATGAGAAATTCTCATCTACTTCTATGTATGATAACTTAGATCCTTTGTCGGTTCTTAATAATATTGCCATGTGTGTTCTCTTTTATATAAACAGGTATTATTTATTACGATGGTATGTACATTATGTAGTAACATCCTAGACCTGGCTGGTAGTTACTGTGAGCTTGTCCTCCTCCTTGTGATGCTAGTGTAACAGTTGTTGTTGTTGTTGCAGTTGCGTCAGAGGTTTTTCCTATGGTTGGTGTACTATTTGTACCTACCAAAGAGTATCCTAAGTTACCACCTGTACTGTATCCTTGTGACATTGTATTGGTAGAGGTTAGGGTAGCAGATCCACCTGGAGCTGATATAAGGTGGGAGTGGGCACTTGTAACTGATGATGCAGAAGATCCTGCATGATCGTGGGCAGGCATCTGGTTTACTGTAAGTGTTACTGTGTTTGCTCCTGTTATTGTATTAAATGTATATGTAGGGTTTCCTCCACCTGGTGCTACTGCAGCTGACATGGTACCACCTTTCATACTTCCGTCTGTAACTCCTACACCTACTACTCCTCTTTTGTCTGGAGTTCCGTTGTTACCGTTACATAGGTATATTTTAGTCCAGGCTCCTGTTCCTGCTCCTGTAGAATCAAAAGCAGTTAATGATCCGTAGTACTCAACTACTGTATAAGGTACCATTTTTCTATAATGCAATGTATCATCTAATGCAAAAGCTGTTCCTGTCAAAGTAAGTCCTGCTCCTGCTGTATAAGTTGTGTTAGTATCTGTGGCACTAATAGTTCCTCCTGATATGGTAATATTACTTCCTGCTGAAATGGTTGTACCATTCGCAACTAAGATTTGTCCTGATGTTCCTCCTACTACCTTAAAAGCAGAACCTGTCACTGCTCCTGTTGCTGAAATGCTTCCTACAACACTCACATCACTACTTCTAGTAATACTTCCACCTAAACTTGCAGTCCACCTAGTTCCCTCCGATGTAGGAATAGCTATATTAACTGGGTTTGTTGTTGGTGCAAAAGAGCTTCCTGTATAGTATAACGAGAGAGTGTTTCCTGAGATGGATGCAGAGTAGAATAGCGATGAGAAATTCTCATCTGCTTCTTGGTACGTTAGCTCTACTGATTGGTCGGTTCTTAATTTTATTGCCATGTCTTATGTTTTATATATCAATCTTTACTACAAACGTCATGTCTGTATTTGCCGATTTAGGTACCGGCTGTCCCATTTTACCTACTGCTATTAATTCGTGAGCATCGTTATATAGTCCTACTGTTGTAATGTATGGTTGGAAGTCCGAACCTGTTACATTACTATTTAACTGTCCGTTGTTTACTTTTGCTGCACTATTATAAATATCACCTATATTATCGTAGGTTGTTTTGATAGATGCGCTAATTGCACTTGGATTGTATGTTAGATTAAATTCAGATTCTCTTAATTTACAGTGGTAGTTGTGTGTAAATATTGGCACTGTAGATTTAAACCATAATGTAATTGTTGCAAGATTTGCTATGTACCCTCTATATTTCTCTGAGGTGATTATTATCATTCCTTGATTGTAAATAATATCCCCTATATGAAAGGTAGTATATTCCATAGTTTGCGGATCTAATACTCTCTCAAACAGGTTACCTTCTCCGTCATCGTAAATATAGTCTCTATAGCTCTCTGCCAAATCATCGGTATATCCTACTTCCCATTCATCAAACCCTTCGTAAGTGTGTTGTATGTTAAATCCTGGATCTACTAAATCTGTATACCCTAGGTTCCAGTATCCTGCCTCTACATATAGGGATGGTTGTATGTCTAATACTACTGATTTAGGTTTAATAGCTACACCGTACAGTTCTCTTGGTACAGATATAATAGCAGATCCGGTAACTAGGTTTCTAGCTAACGGAAAGTCTAATGTAGTCTGGTATGAGGGGTCAAAAGAGTGTGAAGGGGAAATTCCACTATCCTTGGGTGGATAGTAGTTTTGCTGCATACTACTTAGGTAGGATCCTGTTGCTAGATTTACTGTAATTCCAGCTGCAGCTAATCCACTTCCCGATACTGCCCATTGTTTATGAGCAGTATAGGTAGTTATGTATGCATCTTGTTTGTTTAACTTTTTGTAAGCACCCATTCATTAATAGTCAAGTTTAATTCTTACTAATGCCTCTTTTGTAAAGTCCTTTAATAGTGGTCTTGATAATTTAGCAACTCCTAATAAGTCGTTATTATCGTTGTATAGTCCTACTGTTGTAATGTAGGATTGTGGAGTGTTTACCATAATAGTATGTCTCAATTCTCCTGATCCTGTGATATTAGATGGGTTAGTTGAGTAGTTGTATTCACTGTTTCTTACTCTAACGAATACGTAGTTCGATGTAACAGTCTCTTCTGAACGAAGTGTAAAACTTGCTCCAGCATCAATTGCATCAAATATTTTTCGATTATTTAATCCATCTGTTCCATTTGTTTCACTAAGGGTAATACCTGCTCCAAAAGTTGCATCTTTAATTGCATTTGCATTAAGGACAATTAGTCCTACGTCTGGTAAGAATTTACCAAAAGATCCTGAAGCATCTGTGAAGGTCTGAGAAACAGTAGCAGGAGTGCTTACTCCGTTTATTATCGATCCACTAACTATATCGTAGATTCTTCCTGAGTCTACGTAAGATAGTGTTGTTAATGTTGAACTGTTGTCAATTAACTCTAAAGTACGTCCTCCTGTTAACTTAATATTAAAGCTCCCTGGTAGCAACTTCTCTTTGTATCTTGATCTATTAACTGCAATGATGTAAACTGAGTTAGGTGTTTTTTCTCCAAATGTAAAGTTAGTATCTTCATCTCCATTTACCAGTGTTCTGTACTGTCCGTATACTACAGAAGAAGGAGTTTTAGATGGAATACCTGCTGTGAAGGGAACTGATCCACTTCCGTTTACGTTTCCAAATCCTACTGCAAATTGTACTTCTGATCCTACTGTTAAAGGATCGCTTTGGTATACATTGTAGTAGTAGTTTCCTGATGTGCTCCCTGCTTGTGAGCTTGTGAAGAATGTCGTTAAAGTACTTACTTGTCCTGTCCAAGCTGGTGCTACAACTGACTCTGCACTAATGGTAATATCCTCTTGGTCAAATCGTTTAAATGACATATGTTATGAATTTACTTTTATGATTGTTACTGGGATTGTTACTCTAGCTCCAGAATCTCTACCAATAATTGTAAGAGTGGTTTGAAGTGTTGCTGCGTCACCAAACAACGTATTTACTGTTGTTGCTGTAATATTGATTGATGTCCCTATTACTGTCTTAGAAACGTTAGTTCCTAGTGTAGTAGTTGAATTCAGTCTCTCTGCTTCAGCTGTATTAACTCCAACACCATTAAATGTGTTAACTGTTCTAGCATCTGCTAAAGTTGCTACATATCCTCCTGCCTCAAATGTTTGAGTAGATCCTAAGTAGTTAAGAGTTTGTGGTGTGATAGCTAATGAGGCTCCTTGCTTCAATCTGATTGCTGAATATCCTAAATCTAAAATAGGTAGCTTAGCTGTACCTCTTGGAAGAGTAGTTAGCTTGTACTTCATGATTTGAGTTTCATCAGGAAATGCTTCTAATAGTGGCATGTTCTCAATTGCTTCTCCGTAGTAAGCTGATCCAGATGCGTGTGCTGGATTGTACAAGGTGTAGTCAATTTCATCATCTGCTAATGCAAATTGTGTAATTTTAAAAGAACCATCTCCTTTTGCAAGAAGTTCTCTACCTTTTTTTGTTAAAATAGCATCAACAGTTACTACTGAATTACTTAAATATCCCATTTGAATATGTTTTTATTAATAAATATACGTTATTTTATTTTCATTTACTACTAAGTAGCTATGCTTCCTGTCATAGAGTATCCTAGTTCATCTAGTCGTAAAATTTCTCCTGAGGCTTCTATCCATACCTTACTCTCCCCTATAAACTCTATTCTGTTATTTTCAATCTGATATATCCTATTACTATCTGTTAACACTCTTGCTGTTACTGTAAAGGCATTAACAGTCTTAGTAGGGTTTGTCCCAAACATATACCTCTTTACTGTAACATTTGTTGTTCCTCCAGACCTACTTACTTGCTCTACCTTTACTATCTCATCTACATTATATAGGTATAGGTAGTCACCTACTTCTATAGGGTCTACTTCTGTAACTCCTGATATTACTGTAAAGTCAAAAAGTACTCTTGTTGCAGTTATTTGGGCTGATGCTTGGTATACTGCTGTTTTTGTTGGGTCGGCTGGGAATGTTACTATAGGTACTGATGTGTCTACTCCCTTTGCTGGAATGACAAAGAACTCCTCTACTACACGGGTACTTGTACTAGCTGTACTTATTGAAGTGTCTGTTAGACTTGCAGGGTAGTATGCTCCTGTAAACGATATTCCTGTAATAGTAGGATCTATTCCTCCGTAGGTGTCTGCAGTAGTCTTTGTTCCTTCGTATCTACCATTTTTCCATCCTGTATCGGAGTATAAACTATCTTGCACGCTAGCAGGTCCTGCTTGGCCAGTTAAGATGCTAACTATGTTAACAGGGTTTGTACCTGTTTCTTTAGTAGTCGCTCCTCTATCTGAATACACTATGTAGCTTGATTTCCTATCAGTAATAGTATTACCTATTAGTGGGTTGTACGTATTATAATTATACGCTCCTGTTGCAGTTATAGGCTCTATTACCACTCCTGTGTGATACTCTTCGGGATCCGATTGTGGTAGTAGTGTTATTACTGGTCTTTGCTCAGGTGTCAGTATACTATAACAGTAGTACGGCCCTACTACTCCTCGGTCTACGAGTCTTAAAGGAGCTGTTGATGGTTCTACATTTATATTGACAATACCTCCTGCTTGGGGAATATTTAAACTAATTAAAGTTGCTTCCTGTAGTTGTGGTAAATTGCCTTCTATTAAGATTGCAACGTCATCTATGGTAGTAACGCCTCCTACTGTATTATAGTTTACTATAATAGTAGTAGGGTCAGTTGGAAGTAGGTTACCTGTTAATGAGTATCTAAATTCTGAGTATGTCATGTTTTTATTTTGTTATGAGCAAGTAAACTGGTCTCCATACGCTTTAACAGTTCGTCCTGAAACTGCTGATACTGATAGTGAAAAGGTACCTCCAGGATTTAGTGTAAGAGATTTTGTGTTATAATTAGGATATATTGGATATCTTGAATTACCATCAGAGGCATGCCACTCAAGTGTCGTTGATATAGGTTGAGACCCGTTATATGTTATTGTACCAGTTGAATAA